ACACGTAACCGGCGCAACGGATACGAGTAGCCCAGCGCTTCACGCTCGGCAATCCGTTGCGCAACGCCGGGGTCGCGAACCATTGGGAAGTCCAACTCCACTGCTGAAGAATACCCCTGAATCGCACGCACCGCAGGGTTGCGAAAAGTTGCTACAGACTCTTTGTATTGCTTAGTGCGGTCGGCAAATTTGATGCGCACCACGTCACGTAAATTGCCGCTTACGTCCGTGCCGAATTCTTGGACTTCAATGATGTTCGTTTCATCCAGAATTGGCAGGTTTGCCGGGTCGTAGTCGTCCCGAATCAGCTTCACCGTCCACTTGCCATTCGTCGGCTCGCGGTATAACACGCCGTCAACGTGGCGCAAAATCATATCGGCAAAGCGCGGGAACTGCATTGACTCCTGCAGGATGTATGACGCGCCTAACCCTTCAGCCGCTACCTGGCTGGCAGCCGATTGAAATGAAGCGTCATCAATTCCCTCAAATTCGTCTGCTGGGTCAACGCCGCATCCCCACACGTTATTCGTTAAAGCCTCGTAAAGCATCCAGATAGGATTAGCGTCGCCGCCAATTGCGCCGCTTGAAGAACTGGCTTTATCAAACCAGAAATTCTTAAGACGCACAATAAGATCACCCTGCGGTAAGTTATACAGGTCGGCTACGTCTAAGATGATGCCCTTTATCAAGATCAAATTTTTGGCCCAAGCGTCAATTTCTGCTTGTGTCGCTAACGGGTCAGTGTAAGGATCAGAGCCTTTGCGCCAAGGCCACTGTGTAGTGAGCGGAATGGTGATCTCGCTCCAGTTATTCGGTGTCAAAAGTTCATTTGGGATGATGCACCCTAAAGATCCATTAGACTTGAGAGCAAGTTTGATGCGCCCACTGTGTGGTGGTAAATAGTTCACCCACAAGTCAAATGTGATTGTATTAGGGCGGCTTGATAAACCAGCATACGGTGAACCAAGAGTTGTAAAAAATTCGGGATACTGAGATGGTTGGCTGGTGGTGGGTTTACTGACTTGCAGGTACTTGTGAGTATTGTTCCAGCCGTCAGAAGAGTAGTCGAAGCCGCGTGCTGTCCAGGCATCGCTGGTTTCCCATTCTGGTGGATTTGCGTACGTTTGTGTCGTAGTCGGGAGCAGCGTTCCAATTGGGCCGGTAGACGACGGAGGCGTAATTGCGCTTGGGAACCGTTGCAACTCAAATTCCACCTTCGGCAGGTTTGGCGAATTTCCGATAAACCCTTTCCAGTTGCTGTTTGATGTCCACTCCGCTGGGCCGCGTGACACTAGGTAAGCGACGCGCCGATGATCAGGGTAGTCTGGTACTCGTGACGCTAAATATGGGTCAGCGCCGGTCGTGCCGTCGCCTTGGTAGTATTTCAAATCAAATACAACTCCGCCGCTGACTTTGCCGAGCAGATTTGACTTATCTAGAAACAGCGTCTGTCCGTGCGTCAGAGTCCCCGTCCAGATAACCTTTTCGTTGACGATGATCGACTTGAGTGTTGGCGCGCCATGCGCTAATGCCCACGCGATACCGGTGAAGTAGCGCCAGATGTTGTTTCTTTTCACTTCTTTCTGGTCGCCCCACCAGATGATATTCGGCGCGCGCTGAAGGTCTGTCCCCCACACAATCGGGATTGACCGCCCCTCTGTAGCTGTAGGCAAGTCCCAGTCCTTGTCTGGCCTGTCGTTGGTTTTGGGACGCAGCAGCGCCGAAATCACGTTCAGCGCAAGCGACGCAATTGCAATGACGATGGCAATCAGCGGGAAAGGCATCAGATTATCCCCCCTTTTTGCGGATCGCGGATTGGAATGCGGAACCCGCCCCACGCCAGCCCGTTGTTCGTCTCGCTGCCGAATCGTCCTTGGCATGTCGCAAACGCCCCGTCACAACCAGCGACAGCCGTCACAGTATTACCTACGGCGATGCCCAGATTGGAACGAGTGCGCACCGTGCCTGGCCCTGGCAGGTACTGGTCAATCGTGTCACTCCGCCCGTCGGCGGTAATCAAGTGTCCGTTGACGAAATACCCAGCCGGCTTGCCTGCCCACGCCGCTGCCGTCACTTGAAGCCCGGACACGGCTGTTACTGTGCCAGCGAAGGTGTGCGTAGCAAGATTGACCGGACACCACGGACGCCCCAGCACCCACTGACAGGAACCGCCAAACTGCTGTGGCGCAAGCAGCCCGTCAACGCGGTTTATCCCGGCGTCACAGAGCAGACGCGCTTCAACGCCTTGGAAGGATACGCCTATCACCGAGCCGACCCAGAAGACTTGCACCGCTGTCAGGTCGTTTAGGTGAAACTGGCGAATTCGGACGCGCAATCGTGGTCGAGCTTGACGCGCAATCGTCACCACCGGCAAGTCTTGACGGCACAAAATTATCAACCGCTGGTCTGTCTGATTGGGCTTGAGTTCCAACGGCTCAACCGAAATCACTTCCGGCGTGTATGGATGGCCGGCAACCGTCACGGTTGCCCAAGTGGACGTGTACCGGTAGTAAGTATTGTGCGCGAGAAACTCGAACGCCAGCGCTGGCCGACTTGTCCCTTGCCCAGTGTCAAGCGTATCCCAGCTCACTTCGCCCTCACGAATTCGTTGTCAGTACGTGGCGCAGCCGTGCCGCAACTTGCACCAGCGTAGTCGTTTCCCAGCGAAAGCGGAAGTTGTCAGTGTCAAATCGCACCGGCAGCAGCCACGTAATCCGGTCTATCTCTCCGATTGCCACCGCCGTGCCCAGCGCCGAGCTGAGCGTCACGCTGGTGGCAGTCTGCGCGGTAACGTTGCGCCGGAAAATCGTACCGTTTTTCAATCGGATTGTCAGTGCCGACCGGCACGGCGACACAGTGCCAGTAGCCGTGTTGGTCACGGAAATCACCGTGTCCGACGCGCCAATTGGCGCGGTCAAACGCAGGTCGCGCGCCCAAGTATCCCACCAGAACCAGCCCCACCGCCCGCGTTGCAGGTGTAGAAAATCGAGAAACTTGCCGAAGGTTTCGCGCGCAGAGAAAATCCACTGGAAGTCGTACGCCACGACGGATTGCGACCACGCCGGGTAAGCCGTCGTCAGCCCTGTCTCGTAAGACAGCGTCTCAACCCGGCGTGACCACTCCAAGCTGCGGTCTTTCTCGTCGCTTTTGTGCTCCAGTACAATACGCCCGGAGTAAGTTGGGTAGTCGTGGTCAACCAATCGCCCAAGCAAAACGCTTGAATCCAAGAATGCGTTGACGCGCAATTCCTCCAAGTCAACCGTGTAAACCCGCCCGTCAACGTCAGGCAGCAACCGCGCTTTGACGAGAGGCGCAACGCGCCCCTGCAAAGCGCTTGCCGTCGGAGTCGTCCAGCTTATCGAGGTCGGCGACTCCACAATATCGTCGCACACGTGCCAAGTCTGCTCGTCCTGCCACAGGATAGCCTCACCGCCGTCGTAGTACTGGCGTCCCGGCGTATTGACCGTGCAGCTCGTAGCTCCAGCCCCAACCGACACAGGACTGGCGTCCTGCCAGACCGGAATGCGTACCTGCTTGCCCAGCAGGTCAAGCAACCGCCGGTGAATGCGGTTTCGACGCCCTGGCGTTCGCGTCAAAAGCGGGTACTGTATTTGACGTTGTGGCGCGTCACGAGTGCAGCGCCGGATTTCGCGCCCGTCCCACGCCGCTTGGACTTCCGTGCGATAGCTCCAGATTTCGTCAATCCCGTTTGCCCAGTTCGGCTCAAACGGGAAAACCGGCGCGGTCATACCGTCCTCAGCATTTGCGCAATCCGTCCGCGATTGGCGCGGATATGGTTGATGACAATCCGCTCGCCCGCCGCGCCCATCAGGTGGTCATCAAAACTGCTAGTGTCCACGCGATTCACAATCGTCACGGGCTGCGCTGCTTGTGTCGCTGGCATTGACGCCAGCGCGCCATTCGGGATAATCGTGCCGGAAACGCGCGGTACGAACAACTCCGGGCCCTTCTCGCCAACGATATACGGCGCGTTAGCTGCAACCGAACCGCCCATCGCCTTGCCTGGTATTCCGGGTAACGCGCCGCCAAGCCCGATTTTGCCGAAAATCCCGCCTAGAGCACCTTGCAACAGCTTCAGCACCAGCATTTGCGCGATAATTCGCGCGATGGACTGCACAACC